CGCTTCAATTTATAAATGAAGTAGGCTTCCCTATAGCGGCTGCATTGGGGCTAGGTTTCTTTATTTGGAAGCTAATTAATAGGATTATTGATGGAATGGAGACTAAACTAGACGTACTAGATGATAAAGTAGCTGATCAAATAGAACAAATGGAAGCTAGGCTAGGTACTAAGTTGGACTCACAACATGGTATCTTGGTAGCATTAATAGATAGAGTACGGAGTTTAGACAATGAGATCATCAGACAAGATACACTTATTAAGACAATTCTAGGTGTACCCCAGTTGATTGATAGTAACAAAATAGCTAAGGCAGATAGAGATGACCAAAGGAAAGACTAAAAAACATAAAGATAATCATGGAGAAATACTATTTATAGTATCTATCCTCATCACTGTAGCTGTCATGGTGATTGTATCTTTATATACTGGGAAGGTTTCGTCTTCTCCGTTGGTCCACGAATTTAAAAATCCTAGCTTTAGTGGTGTAGGGGCTTCAGCACATTATCTAACCATAGATGAACAAGAGACTAAGCGTAGAGATGAATTAGCAGAGAAGATCCAATCAGAACTGGAAGAGATAGAAAGAGAAATAGAGAACAGCACACTTAATAAATTCTTAAACAACCTACAAAGCCGTATCTTCAGTAACCTATCTAGAGATATTTCAGATATGCTTTTTGATGAAGACGGCGGAACAGGTGGAACAATAGAACTAGAAGGTAATCAAATATCATTCTCCAATGATGGAGAATACATAACCCTAACTGTTATAGCAGAAGATGGCTCAATAACTGAGATTGTAATCCCAATTGGGATATTTGGAATATGTACGTCAGACTGTGGTGTTTAGTTCTAATAGGGGTTCTTACAGGTTGCGCTTCGTTCGCCCCTCCTAGAGCCGAGAACTGCCTTATTGTTGGGCTTACTTGCCCGGAAGATGCCAGAGTAGAAAGAGTAACTCTACAAAAACTTTTAGATTTACCTAAACCGAATCAAAAAGCAGTAGTAGCTGTATATGAGTTTAAAGATTTAACTGGTCAACGTAAGCCTTCAAATAAGATGGCTTTATTCTCAACGGCAGTGACCCAAGGAGCAGATAATTATCTAATTGAAGCTTTAAGAAATGCAGGTAAAGGGGAGTGGTTTGTTGTAGTAGAGCGTAGTGGATTAGACCATTTAACAAAAGAAAGACAATTAATTAAGAGTACCAGACAAACTTATGACGGAGAGAAAGGAAATACTTTAAAACCTATACTGTTTGCAGGTATAATCTTAGAAGGAGGAATCGTTTCCTATGAGTCCGATATAAGGACAGGAGGAAACGGAGCTAGATACTTAGGTATTGGTAATACTAATCAATACCGGGTAGACGACGTAACTGTATCCTTACGAGCTGTTTTAGTTCAAACAGGAGAAGTTATGCTAAACACTACAGTTAGTAAGACTATACTGAGTGCAGGTGTAAGTAGAGATGTTTTTAGATTTACAGAAGTTGGTAACACCGAATTAGTAGAAGTAGAGACCGGGTACACACGAACAGAAGCTACAGGCTATGCAACTAGAGCTGCTATCGAGACCGCAGTTTATACGCTAGTTAAAGAAGGTCTTGAAAAACAATTATGGGACTTTGATTATTCATTAATAAGTGAGGAGTAAAATGAAAAATCTATTAAAAATATTGTTAGTTTGTTTTGTGGCCTCTGTAACAGCAGGGGACAATGATATATATCTAACCCAAAGCGGCGGTGGGGCTTTTAGTCTGACTATTGACCAAATCGGAAACACGAACAAGGTTGGTACGTCGAGTACAAGGTCTACCTTTGCAGGTGCATCAATAACGGCTGACATTAAACAACAGGGTAATACTAATACTTTAGCTAATGCAATTGCTCAAGCAGCAAGTTCTAGTTGGACTATGTACCAAATCGGAGACTCGAATACGTCGACAATAACCGCTGGTGGCGGTGGTGCTGTGACAAGTTCTGACTTTGACTATAGTGCTACAGGTAATACTAACGTATTGACTTGGTTACAAGGTAGTTCAAGTACAGCCACAGGCGGAAACTTTGATGCGGTTATAACTGGTAACACTAATGATCTAAATATCCGAAGTGAAGTTATAGGTGCAGTTAATAACTGGACAATAGACGGCAACAGCAATGACATTGATGTAACTCAGATTGGGACTGACGACAAGAGCATAACAGTCAGTCTTACTGGGGATAGTAATAATGTCGATATTGACCAAACAACAAGTGCATCAGGTGTAACGGACACTATAAATTTAGTTGCAGCTTCAACAAGCGGTACTATTAATATAGACCAATGCACTACTGGCTGTTAGTAGCCTTATTATCTGTTCCCCTGTATGCAGAGATTGGAGAAATCTCTGAACTACGTGGGAATGGAGAGATATTACGCAGTACGAATGGGGATAAGCTTTTAGCTGAATTGGCTTTAGGTATCTTTAGTAATGACGATGTAAGAACAGGTAATGGTCGTATGGCTCTTACCTTCTTAGATGATTCTGTTCTGAAACTAACAGAACACTCAAAGATAATAGTGGATGAATATATCTACGATCCTAACCCAGCCAAGAGTAAATTAGCTCTACGCATGGCTGGGGGCACAGCAAGATTCATCACAGGGAAGTTAGGTAGAATAAATAAAGAGAACATCTCTATCAGAACACCTTCAGCTAATATAGCTATCAGAGGAACAGACTTCACCACAACAGTAGATGAAATAGGAAGGTCCCTTATTATTCTCTTGCCTGATGAAGATGGTACGAGCTCAGGAGAAATCACCGTAGAAACCGCAGCAGGAGTAGAAGTTCTTAATAAACCTTTTCAAGCAACTATGGTTAGTGTTTCTGAAGCACCACCCACTAGGCCTGTTACATTGGTTAATATGACTTTGGGTTTAATTAATAACTTATTAATTGTTAACCCTCCTGATGAAGTACAAGAAGCGGTAGAAGATCAGAATGCTAAGAGCTCTAATGTCTTGGACGTAGACTTCTTAGAAGAAAACTTTGATGAAGATGAATTAGAAGAAGATGAACTTGAAATAGATAGGCTATCCATAGATTTATTAAGCGTAGATTTCTTAATAGATTTATTAGCTTTCATAGAAGGAGAGGACGAAGTATCAAAGATAGGTGATGTGACTATAGAGGGAATATCTGCCGGGTATGACGCTAAGGCACAGGTGTATTCTTATGTTGATGGAGAGATGCTTACATTCTTTAGAAGTGTAGAAAACACAATAGATTTACAAATTGAAAAAAGTAGTGCTTATAATGTACAGATATTATCTGCTGGGAAGTTTATAAATATAACAGTGAACGGAGGAGGAAATGGTACGATTATTATTAATCAGTCTGATTAGTTTTCCCTTAGTTGCTGGAAACAATGCAATTACTATTCAACAGAAAGGCGATGACTCCATCATTAATATCAAACAAGTAGGCTACACCAACAACGCTACAGTCTATTGTGGTCTAAGCAACGGAGTGTACCAAACCCATACTTGCACTAGGGCTACTATCAATCTAACGACTACAGGGTCTGGAAATACAACGAAGGCGTATTCTCAATGGTCCAATCACTCTGATAATAACTTTACAATTACCCAGACAGGGGATAATAATTATGGTTATCTAGATTTAGATCAGGATGATAACAGTGGAACGATAACGCAAAACGGGGATAGTAATCATGGGGAGATACTTATGGCGGGGGACGATACGTCCTATACGATTACTCAAACGGGTAATAACAAGTACGCTAAAATCCTTGCGTTCGGTGATGACGCGACTAGCACTATTACGCAGTCGGGTACAGGACAGCACAATGGATATATTTATAATTATAATCGTGCTGACGGTAACACTAGCACTATCACTCAGTCAGGGTCAGGCGACCATGACGCTGACATATTCTGGTATTCCGATGCGGACGACGGAACAGCCTCAATAACTCAATCAGGATCGGGGGATCATACTGCCAGGCTTAATTTCTATAAAGACGATTACAACGTAGCGGTAACTCAAAGCGGAGCAATAGATAAAAGTTTTACAGCTACCTATAACTGCGTAACCAATTGCACAAAGACGGTGACTATAACTCAATATGATTAAACGCTTAACCCTACCGGGACTAATGGTGTTATTAGCCTTACCGTTAGTTTTAAGTTGGACACCTCTTGAAATACTAAAGTTAAAGGTATTTGATTCATGGATCAAGGACCAAGAACCTTCTGGTTTATTCGTAACTTTAGATATAACTGAAGAGGACGTACAGCAAGAAGGTGGGTGGCCTTTCCCTAGAAAGAGATTAGCAGAGATCCACATGGACTTATTACATAGCGGGGCTATGGGTGTAGGTTATGTAATAGCTTTTAGTGAACCAGATAGATTTGGTGGAGATGAGGAGTTCGCCAGTGTACTTGGCTTATACCCTAGTGTGATAGCTATGTTTGAAACTAATAATAAAGAGTACCCTGCAACAACCGGGACAGTGATATTGGGAGATGACATAGGTGGTGTCATGCTTCAAGGGGCTACAGAGAATATTAAAATGTTAAGGGATAACGCTTATCAAGGAATATCATCTGCCCCCATAGATGTTGATGGCTTAACAAGAAGACTACCTTTATTAATGCGTACTCCTGATGGCTGGACCCCTGCATTTGGAACCCAGATATTAAAAGTATTATCCGGGGCAGACACCTATGTTATTAAGACAAATGAAAATGGGATAGAGCAAATAAGAGTAAAGGGAATTCCACCTGTATCTGTTGATTCTTTTGGACGTAAGTGGATCTCATGGGTAGATACACCTTCTACAACACTGCAAGAAATGAATGTTAAAGATAAGTTCGTTATTGTAGGGGTGACGGCTAACGGAGTTATGCCTCAGTTGTCCACACCAGTTGGGCTAATGAATCCACATCATATACAAGCAGCTTTAGCAGAAAGTATTTTAATAGAGGACAGTCCTTACATACCAGATTACGCATTAGCTTTAGAGGTAACATTATTATTGGCTTCTATCGTCGTTATGTGGATGCTATTGAACTATTTAGGTATAACCCTCGGAATAGCATACGCCTCTATCTTTATGCTCTCTACGGGGTTTTATGGCTATTGGACAGCACAGCAAGGAATGTTGGTCGATGTTACATGGACCTTTATATCTGAGTTTATAACTGCAACAGTGGCTTTTTATCTACGCTTCCGGGAACAATATAAACTTAGACAACAGATCAAGAAGCAATTTGAAACTTATTTAGATCCTAGACAGGTGGCCATACTCCAAAAGAACCCCGAACTTTTAAAGTTAGGTGGAGAAAGAAGAGAGATGACATTCCTTTTCATGGATATATGTGGATTCACTCCTATCTCTGAGCACTACAAAAACAATGATGACCCAGAAGGATTAGTATTATTAGTTAATGAGTTCTTAAATAAGATGACCAATATTATCTTGGCTAATGGGGGTACGATTGACAAGTACATGGGTGATTGCATCATGGCATTTTGGAATGCTCCTATTGAATGCACTAACCACGCAGAGATGGCCGTCAAATCAGGGATAGAGATAGAGGAAGAAATTAATGAACTCAAAAAAGAATATGACAGTAGGGGATTGCCTCCTATTAATGTTGGTACTGGCATTAATACAGGTACTTGTATTGTGGGGAACATGGGGTCTGAGAGCAGATTCGATTACTCGGTCATTGGAGATGCAGTCAACCTCGCAGCTAGACTCGAAGCCACAGCAGGGAGAGGAGAATACTTAAACAATAAAACTATTATGTCCAGGGCTACGATGCTACAACTTCCTTCTGGATGGGTGGCTACAGAGATAGGTAATATCAAGGTTAAGGGTAAAGAAGAAGAAATAAGAATTTATTCACCTTCCTTCCCTAATAATATAAACTAGACTAATGGCAATATTCGGTAAAGACATCACAGCAGCAGACTTAGCTGTGGGTAATTTACAAGGCTCTGAAAAAGAAGCATCAGAAGCTAGTAAAGCCTTTCGTTATGGCATAGATCAACCAAGTGAGAATATCGCTACAACTTTACGAGCGTTAGGTTTTGACACACAAGCAGACGCTTTAAGTGACTTTGTAGAAGCCCCTGAAGACTATGAATCAGCAGCAGCTAGATTTATAAACCCAGAGGGGGAGTGGTACGACTACAATTGGAGTGAATTACCCTTAGCTACAGTAGAACAAGCAGGACAGTTAGGAGGCTCTATACTCTCTAGAATAGGTGGAGCTGGTATCGGAGCTGGTGCAGGCTCACTCGTTGGACCGGGGGGCACTGTAACTGGTGGAATTATAGGTGCATTTCTTGGACCAACATTGTTTGAAGCGGTACAAATAGCTGGGCCAGTAGCTT